CCAACCTCTTTGATTCGGGATAGTACAGGCAACCAGTTATATGGTCGGTCTTAACTATGGCACAGAATTCCATAGCGATCTTGGCTGCTTCATCGGTGGAGGTGGCATACTTTCCTCCAATAGATTCCCCACATAATTCTACAATGAATACCTTCATTCTCTTATCCTCCCACATTCACCACACCGTTCAAGATCTAGCTTGTCTATCTGCCATTGGATGACCTTTTCCTGATTAAGGAGGCTGGACCCCTCTTCCTGTAACATCTCCAAGCCAGTCAGATGGCCTACCGCTACGTCAAACCTTTTAACCCGTACAAATAGGCGGTCGCACTCAGATAGATCGTCTGACATGGAGTTGACTGCGTCTAATAACAGTTCCCCGTCCCGTTCCAATAGGTATAGGTCAACTAGGAGGTCATTCGCCCTTTTATGACGCTTTACAATCTTTTCAGCTTCTTCGGCCTCATCGATCATTTCCAGGACCTTAACTGCCGCTTCATAGATAGGCTTCTCCTCTTCTATCTTCCGGTTGAGGTCAAGAGACTCCTCCCGAAGGAACTTCAGCCTCGCCCGTTCCTCCCTGAGATATCCAGCCGACTTCTTACAGGTATCGGTCATTCGATCTAGGTTCAGGAACTGGTTGAGAACCCTTGCCCTTTCCGGACCTGAATCGCTCAATAAGAAAAATGGATCATGCTGGAACTTGAAGTTGTGAACGGACAGGTTGAGGACCTTGGTAACCTCAGCAGGAACTCCAGTTCCAAAAGCCTTCAAGACCTGCCCGTTCACAGAATACGAATTGACCACTCCACGTTCCCTTCTCACCACATCACCTTCATCAGTGGTCAGCTCCACATACATCTTGGAAGCCCCATTCCTCATCAGTGAGTCTCCGGTAGGCCTATTGAAGACCAACCACTTCAACGCCCTGATGATAGTGGACTTTCCTGAGTCTGTCGACCCCACGATCACATTGAGACCACCATGAACCTCAAAGACACTATTCTTATGGCCTTGGATATTGTGGAGTTTTACTTTCATATCGAAATACCATTCGTGAAGTATGAAGCGATGAATAATATGGCATAGGACACTACAATAATCCCCACGATGATAATCGCCGTCTTCATGAGTTTTGCCCCCGACAGTAGTTGGCGATCAACAGGCCGTCCGCGTCCTTATGCTTAGTGATGAGTTCAGCATGTTCAGGGAATAAACGACAACCATACTGCATGCTGCGGAGTTTTAGCTGAACTGACCCCTTGGTTCCTGCTGGTAATTGGTCCTTCTGCCAGCCCTTGGAGTCCACGAACTCAAACTCTATATTGCCACACTTCCGAATGATACTATCCATAACAATCAGGGTTGCCTCATGAGCACGGGCAGCGGACACCGTTGAGGTAAACATGCGTGGATTCAGCATAGGCCGTTCCATCATGACATATGCCTTCTTAACGCAGTAGCCAAAGTAAGGGAACAGTTTAGCAGCCAACTGTCCAGTGACAATACGGGTCACATTCTTCTTTGCCTTCTGGAAGTCCACCACTGAGACCGTTGGTGTCTTAAAGAAGTCGGTGACTACCTTGTCCTGTCCGACACAAATGATACCAATCGTCCCTGACACCCCATTGTCTACGCCTACATATAGGTCATAGCTCCCTGGAATGTTCCCTGCTATGAATTGTCTTCTTTTTATCTTCATTTCTTAGTTGCCTCGCGGTTGATGGTTTCAATAATAGGTCGCCACTCCAGAAGCTGTGCCATAGATTCACCTGTAATCTGCAGGCCTATAGACCCTTTAACGACCTCGCCTTTAATCGTGAACTCTATGCCTGCTTCCTTCAGTTTCTTTTCGAAGAAAGGAAGCTTGTACTCATCCAGTACTACCATTGCTGTTTTCATTTCATCTCCATTAGTTTGTACCATGCCCAACGGTTGCTCATCAACGACTGAAAGTGGTACATTTTACATATCCTTATGAACCCCTTTTTACTGAACGTATTCTTATAGAACCTGAGGTCCTGATCTATCGTCCCTTCCAGTGGAAGCCTGACCAGCCACCAGTTCCGCTTGGCTATCGCCCGACCTTCAGGTGAAATGATATCCTTATAGGACTTAAGACGATCAGCGAGGTTGCCTGTTAGATATTTAACAGCTGTCTTCTCCCCGACACCCTTAATCCCTGGAACTTCGTCCGTTCCGCAACCCGCTATCTGTTTCACTTTCGCCCACAGTCTAGGCTTCAGGCCGAGGTGCTCATCAGCGAAGTCTTGGGGAGTATACAGGGCATTGTCCTTCACCTTCCAGATTCCCTTTAGGTTGCGGTAGCGGAATATCTGATATAGATCCTCGTCGTTGGCCACAATGATGAAATCTGACTTAGGACGCTCCGCTACAATTTGACAGACAATATCGTCCGCCTCATAACCATCAATCATGATGTTATTATTGAACCCTATGGTAGGAAGGACCACATTCCGCAGCAACTCCATCTGTTCGTGCATCATCTCCATCATAGCAGGGTCCTTGGCCTTAGAGCGTTTCTCTTTATAAAAGCTATAACGTTCCTTTCGGATGGAGCGCGGACTGTCCCAGCAGAATATGAGCCTGTTAGAGCCCATGTGCTGGGCAACCTTAAGGATCCTTTTAAGGAACCCATAGATCACACCAGTTTCTATGGCTCCAGCACGAAGATTCTTCATGCTGAAGTACGCAGCATAACAGACATGACTGCAATCTATGAGTATATATTTCATTTAGAACCTCGGTTTCCGTTTAATGGCGAAGGCGTCCTCACGAGCATCCCAAGCCTCTTGCATCAGGTCACGGAGATCTTCTTCCAATTCCTGATCCTCAATGAAGGCGATCAGGCGTTCCCGAACTCCCTTAAAGCCCCATTCGTCCACCACAATGGAGTTCTTCTCTTTCCGCCAACACTTCGACTTGACCAGGAAGTCCACGCAGGAGCCAATATCATCAATTCCATAGTCATAATAGATCTCAAGGTCAATGATCCGACGCTTGCCGTTCACCTTGTTCTTCTTGATCTTAATCCTGACCTTGACCCCTATCTCCATTGGTTCGCCGGCCACCGTCTTGGTGATCTTTCCAGCCTCTGCCATCCACATCTCCACCGCACTATAGAACTTCAACGCTCGACCACCTGAACGGGTCTGTTTGATGAAGGACAGGGGGTCAATGTTATCACGGGTTTGACTGATGATCAACAGGAGGCTCTCACTCTTGCGGATACCCTTAACAGCCTTGCGCAGGAACTGACCAATCAACTTGGCCTTGCCCATTCCATAGGAGCCCTTCGCTTCCTTCCCTTCCTCGTGTGCTTTAATGCGTGCAGCAGCCACCTTCTCATCGGCCTTGCAGGATAGGCTGTCCATGGAGTCCAGACCATAGATGAACTTCTGTTTGCTTTCGATCTTCTTATAGATATTGGACTCTAAGTCCTCAACTAGGGTGGAGTTTTCAGCCTCCCCGTCTTCGTCCAGCTTTGGCGGTTGAATTCCTCTGGAAGCGGAACCGAATAGCTTCTTCCGGTCAAAGGAATCCGCATGCTCAGCATCGTCCAGTTCCTTTGTGTGATCATTGAACTCTTCCCCCGCACACGCACACGCTAATGCCGTCATTACTAGGAAGGTTTTGCCCGACCCACTGTCCCCTACAATGTTATTTACTGTGCCTAATGGCCAACCCTTGCGAGCATCACCACTTATCGCCAAGTTCAGCAGTGTGCTGCCTGTGTCCAGAAACTTTAGGTTCACACCTGTTATGCAACTTTCCACTAGCCATGTCCTGTAATTCATCTGTGCCATAATACCAGCCCATCCTATTTTTCTTTTGTGCTTCGTGTTGAAGCCTGTTCACCTTTTGTGAAACTATATGTCCTTTGCCAAGGGGTCGCACCCGAACCTCCAACCAAATGCGCTTATGCAAATGGTCGAGGTTCTGGCGGACCCACCACTGATAATGATTACCAGTCTTGTTCGTCATTCGACTTTTTCTTCTTCTTCTTCTTAGCAGGAGGTCCAGACTTCGAAGACTTTTTCTTCTTCTTCTTCTTAGGAGTTTCCTCTTCCTCTTCCTCTACCTTTTTCTTCTTCTTCTTCTTAGCCGGAGCGTTAGACTTGGAAGACTTCTTCTTGGTTTTCTTCTTCTTCGGGTAGTCCATGGGTATATCATCTTCTTCCTCCTCCTCGTCACCTTCCATGATCTTCTTGATCTCAGGAACGGAAAGGAACGTGATAAGCTCCATTGGATCCTTTAGGGAGTCAATGACATCATCATCAATCTCTTCACCCTTGCGCTTAACGAAGTCGATCTTGTCCACTTCCTGGTAGGTCGCTTTTCCGTAGGAGTTCTGCTTGAACCGCAACTTCAAAGTACAACCATCTTCAACGTCCGCAAAGGCCAGATAGTCCTCGCCGTCTTCCGACCGCAATTCCTCGTCTAGCTTCTTACCGAACAGGAAGTAACTGATATCTAACAGCCAGATCTTACCGCTATCATCGGCCGTGTCCTGAACATAGAACATCTCCCGTGATTTAGGACGGAGATCCTTAATGTCATCATCATCGATGTCTGGATCATCAGCCATCACCTTCCATGCATCATAGATAGGACATTTCTTACCTATGGAACGGGGAGAAGCAACTTGCACTTCATCAGGACCGACCTTCTTGGCAGCATCATACTTCGAACGCCACCACAACTCACCTTCATCACTTTCCCGATTATGAGGACCAGCCCCAAAGGGGACAATGTTCATCTTATAGGTCTTCGTCGTCTTTCCTTTTTCGAACTCCGCTTGGAAGAAGTCCATTCCATCCGGCAACTTAATGTACGCATGGGTGAACTGCCTCTTCTCGAGGTTTTCCTTCACCTTCGCAGAACTGATCTTGCGACGGCCTTTCTTCTTACTCTTCTTAGCCATGATATGTTTCCTTTTTGTTAGTTGTCATGCATGACAAGCAACCCCGATCATGTACGGAGTTACCCTTGAAAATAATCCTGTCCGTGAAGCTTAACCATGGTCTCTAACATAGCCCGTCTTTGGATGAAGGCATTCACTACAGTTTGTAATGAGTCACGTTCAGCCTGCACCCGCTCCTGTCTGACCTTTAACACTTTATACCGAGCTTGGATGCGATACATGGACGAAGCCTGAGCTTCTGACACCTTGGTCAGACTGTTCGCCGCATCGCTCTTAGCCTTTAGGTAGGCTCCAGCTTTAAAGGCCGTCAGAGCATGCTCAGTTCGTAGGAGCTTATTGTCCACCACGTTCAACCGTTCGCTATATTTGAGATAGAGGTCGGCCTGTTCCATACAGTTCTTATCTAGCTCCAAGGGGTCTATCTTCAAGTCCTTCTTGGCTTCCTTCTGGAGGAGGTCACGACCCCGAACTGTCTTGTCTATTTTACGATGCTTCTTTGCCATGCTTCCGTCCTCGTTGGTATGATATGTTCAGGTTATCGGTGATCATTTCGTGTTGGTTGGGAGTTGCCCCCATTCCAAACATGGGTTCGTCGTTCATTGTATAGATCCGAACCAAGGGACTATCCTCGTCTGGATCCTGTACGTTCGTCCATGGGTCTTTATTTAATAGGTTACGTGGCATTAGTCTTCATCCATGTTAAGTGCTTCGAAACAAGCCAAGGTGAGTCCCGGCTTTCCAGTGTTGAAGAAGGGTTCGCGGAATGCATCCAATATACAGTAGGCTTTCATTGAACCATTCAATAGACAGGCATTCGCATATCCCATCACCTGTCGCCGGATCCCCTCTGGCTCGCCGTCCAACCCCTTTAGGATCTTAGCGATCTTCTTCCAGTTCTTAGAGTTCTTGGACATCATGTGCTGGCATAGCTCAATGCACTCATTGGAGATCGCTAGGGTAGACTCGGCGATTTCAATTTGCTTCTTCTCCGGCAACCCTATCACCAATTCCAGTTTAGTGAGGGCTTCCCGTGATGATCCGTCACAGTTTTCAGCGATAAGTTCCACCACTTCCTTGGACACCTTGTTCTTGGACAGTTTGGCGACCCGATGGATCACCTCTGTCATATCCTCAATGCCAAGGGGCTTACACTCCACCTTGGTGCAACGAGTCAGCATCGCTTTAATCAGCTTGCTAGGTTCCGTGGTGCATATAAAGATATACACATGGGAGGGGGTGTCTTCACATGGTTTGAGCAGACAGTTCATCGCGTCACTGGTGAGCTTATGTGCTTCATCAATGAGGATCACCTTCTTCTTTCCTACGAACGGTTTGATCCTCATTGACGTCACCACTTCACGGAAGAATTCAATCCCGCGATTGTTGGAAGCGTTGACTTCAATGTAGTCGGGACTATCTATATCGACCCCTAACTTCGACGAGACGATCCTTGCAAGCGTAGTCTTACCACACCCACTCTCCCCATGAAACAGGACCACCTGAGGGAAGTCTCGCTTCAACATCTGCTGCAGGCTTTCAATCGCAGCTTCGTTTCCACTGATGGCCTTGAATGTCTTCGGCCTGAATTTAAGATACAATGACATTATGTTTCCTTATGTTAGTGGTTTAGTTGCACAGCCTTTCTTACCTTCAGCGATGTATCCTTTCGTGAAATCAGGGACAGGCATCGCCTTTTTGTCGGTGTGGGTGTATAAAAGCCGAGTAATATCAAACCATTGACCATTGTTAATTTCACCGTCTTTAGTGATTGGAGGAGTGACGATCATTTGAACGCACCCATATACATCATACGAAAGGGAAGTCATGACCCCTTTGAATCCTGTTATCTTATCCGTCGCTGGAAGGCCGAGCAGTGATAGGTGGAACTCGATTAACTTTAACTGTCCTGTTTTATTCATGTTTATCTCCTTTATTTATTATGAACTTATAATAACTTAGCTGGATGTCCTTGACAAGTTTCTTATTTTAACTGAAAGGTCTTTTTTGTCGGGAAACTAATAACGTGACCTGCTTGTTCCGAAACGGCCTCTTCAATGCGACCTTGTCCTCCAAACTAAGCTTCCATGTTTTTCTTTTAATTCGCAGCAACCGTTGGCGTATGCACATCACATAGGTGAACCGGAAGATGCCGACTCCTGGTTGATTCCGTTTCAGTTTCTCATACCACTGGATCTTACTGGCTATCTCTGCACAGGTGAGATCCCTGGAACAGAACCTAGACTGACGACCACTCGATGTTATCGCTGTTCGCCCGAATGCATATTGTTCCAGTGTCGATTTAGTATTCCTTTTCATTCAGTCTCCTTTAGTCTGTTAAGTAACGCCCATGCTTCTTTATAAAGGTGTGGATGTTCTTTTCACACACACCACACACCAGCACTTCCCCATGCTTCGGGTGAGTCCCGTCTAGATATACCACATTATCTGCTTCCACTATGTCCCCATTTTCAATATGGTGCTTAAGATGGAAACATACCTCGCTACACCGACACCCATTGTAAGTATGATAGACAGGGATTAGATCAATACTCCGCTTTGTCATGCCAACTCCCATTGATTGGTGCCACCTCTGCATCCGCAACCAGCGGTACAATAATCCAGTCCCAATGTTTCATTATTCTCTTGCACATGATCTCCCGTGCAAGCGCGATCACATCATCAGTTTCCCGTGGGTGACAGTCCAGGATCATGGAGTCATGAACCTGTCCACATATCATAGACGACATCCGTTGCCGGCGCATCTCCTTGTTCAATTCAATCAATGACCACAACAACCAATGGAACGCGCTCCCCTGTACTGGAAAGTTTATCACTTGGTTCCTGCGCATGAAGCCCTGAACTGTGAAGCCTGTTAAAGTATGGACGAACCCTTCCCGCAGGTACTTATGATAGAGCCTCTGCTTCCACCTAGTGTATACGGGGAAGGTCTCATTCCAGAAGACATCCTCCACGTCCTGGACATGGCTCTCGAACAGACCGTAGGTGCCTAGCCCCACCGACTTTAAGTGTCGCAGCAGCGGGATGCCTGACATCGTTTCGAGCTCCATCTTAGGGATGGCCTTCCACATACTGTCCGCACAGGTCTTATAATAGTCCCCATAGAACTGGGGGAACACGAACATATTCTTTCCACAATAGCGAATCATCTTCGTCACTTCATCAACGCCTAGCTTGAAGCATTCCATTGACATATCACGGTGCATGTCCTTAGTTGGGTCGGTGATGTACTGGATCATCGTTGGGTCTTTATGATAGCACACACCATTAGACACCTCTGCTCCACTATAGTCCAACTCCACTAACTGTCGCCCCTGCCTAGCTATAAAGGATCGTCTGATGATAGGTCCGATCTCTCTGTCACGGATAGGAAAGTTCTGGAAGTTAGGATCCATAGAACTCGAACGCATAGTCTGTGTGGTGTTCACCGCGAAGCTAGGGTGAAGGATAGCGTCCTCCCCTGTCTGTCTTATAATAGACTCAAGGAATGTGCCACTCGCTTGGGAGAACTTCCGGTGTCTCATGATCAGATCAGTGAAGTCGGTATTGATCTGTGCCAACACGTCCTGGTCTGTTGAGTTCCCTTTGATCCTTTCGTGACCTATCTGCTTGAACAGGATGTCCGCCAACTGTTCACTGGATCCTATGTTCACTCCCTTGGTGGCATACTTCTTCTTCCATAGCTTCCCTTCTTCGGTCTGCATCACATCGCCTTCAATCTCAGCCATGGTCATCTTGGCCTTGCGCTGTTCATTTCGACAATGGTCAAGGTCCATGCGAATGCCGTTCATTTCGACGTCCGCCAAAGCTAATGCTCCGCGATGCAAGAGCTGATATGCTTCGGCTGTATTGGGGTGCATCCTAATCATTAAATAATCTCCATGTGTTTAACTGCTATCCAGTATTCTAGTAATGCATCCATCGCTACGTACTCCAGCATCACATCATCGGATAGAAGATGCATCGTGTTGAAAGCGTTCGCCCCATATGATTTCTTATCCTCCTTGGATGAACCAATGTATTGTTTAACGGCGTTCTCATATCCATAGATTCCAAACAACAGGAACGCTTGGAACTTCACCGCAGTGATCCCTGGACGGTTATCAATAACGTGAGCTGATATGATGGTGTCCAGCAACCAGTTGTTGATAGTACAGTTCAATAGAATCTTAGTCCATGTCTTCTCGAATTTGATATTTGCTGCCACCTTAGGGACATGCGTCGCACGCAGTACCTTCTTCAACCAAGGGACAGTCTCCGGAGTCAACATAAAGGAGAAACATTTACGTTTCCCCGTTGCGATCCCTACACTCAATATCCTGTGGCCTTTATTATATGGACGAAGCCCTGTGGTTTCATAGTCGAATGAAATAAAGGTCTCGAAATTATATTCCAAGACCTTTTTCATTTCGACTATCGCTTCCTCCTGCGTGCACGGAGTTAAGAACTCTTTTATACGACCCCAAGCCTCCGGCGGTCGCTTTCCATAGCTCTTGGACATCATGGACAGGTCACTTAAAAACAGGGTGGTCAAAATTGTATCTGAGTCGTATCTGGAGCCCTTATCGGACGGGGGGTCCTGTATAACACTAACAAAACAATTGAACGTAAGGTCGGGTATCGTCAGGCCTCTGAGCTTAGCATAGGTCGCATGTTTGTTGTCCTGATAACTAAAGTAGGACATGACCGCTTGCTTTCCCACCAATACGATGTTGGTGAAGTTATGTTCCCTGATTAGTTTGTAATGAGCTTCGCTACAGGATAGTATCTCTTTATCCGTGGCCTTCTCTGTGTGACAACGAACCGCCCTCACATATGCCACTTGATTGGCAGGGATATCATATCGCTTCAAGGTTCGTTTCAACATAACCATTTGATCCGAGTCCACCATGCAACCTTCCCTGTCCTCCTGTTTACT